ATTATGGGTTTAATTGCTAAATTTGGTAAAGCAGCTGGTGTTATGGTAAATAAAGCATTAGGTAAAAAACCTACAGATCAAGAAGATTATCAGCAATGGATGGGTAAATTAGGACATATTGCTGATGAATTACATCATTTATATATGGTTCCTATTTTAGCTATCACTAAAAAATTTGTTAAAGATGAAAATATGGCTAAAAAAATAGCAAACGGAATATTCCACGTTATTGTAGCTACATTCTTAATAGCATCAGGAGCAACAGCTGTAAAAGCTTTACAATCTAAAAACTTATCTTTAGCAACTTTAGAAAGTGCTTTAAGTGCGATTAAAGGAGGTGAATTAAAACAATTCTTTACAGGATTATTTAATTCTTAATTTTATAGACTGATTCATAGCTTCTTATTTGATTTGTATATTTATGATAAAAATATAATGATAGGAATCTATAAAATCACAAATCCTGAAGGTGAAGCATATATTGGTTTATCTAAAAATATTGAAAAACGTTTTAAAAATCATAAAACTTTACAATTCAATAAACATACTAAACTTAAAGAATCTTTAATTAAATATAGTCCTGATCTTCATTTATTTGAAATATTAGAGGAAATAAACATCTCTAATTTAAATAAATCACAGTTAGATATGATTCTACGAAAACGTGAACGTTATTGGATCAATATATATAAAACCTTTAATAATGGGTTAAATGAAAATAAAGGGGGTGGAGGATGTGTCTCCCATACATCTCAATCAAAACAAAAAATAGGAGAAAAACAAAAAAATAAACCAAAACCTCATACTGAAGAATGGAATAAAAACATAGGGTTATCTTTATTAAATAAAAAACAAAGTATAAATACTATTGAAAAACGCAGAATATCCAACAGTAAACCAATCATACAATATGATTTAAACAATAATTTTATAAAAGAATGGCCTAATGGAAAAATAGCAGCCAAAGAATTAAACATAACATATTCAGGAATAAATCATTGTTGTTTAGGAAAAACAAAAAGCTCAGGAAAATATAAATGGAGTTTTAAATAAATTTTATGGTTGCTATAGCACCCCTAAAAAGGTGCCACTCTTAATTTGGAAAATTAGATAAAGTACATTATATTAAAACGTTAAATATGGCAAAGAAAATTGTAATTGTAGGAGCAGGTGTAGCTGGTGTTAATGCGGCTACTAAATTAGTTGACAATGGTTATCCCGGACAAGATATTACTATTATTGATATGGGTAATGATCCTTACAACCGAAAACCTGAAGAAGTAATGACTGGATTTTTAGGTGCTGGTGGTTGGTCTGATGGTAAATTAACTTACCATACAGCAATTGGAGGACAATTATCCAAATATGTTGGTGAAAAAAAAGCAATGGCTTTAATGGATGAAGTTATTAATAACTTTAAACGTTTTCATCCTAAATCTGAAGAAGTACAATGTTCAAATCCAGTAGCTGAACCTGATTTTATTAAACCATATTTTGGATTACGTTTATTTCCAGTATGGCATGTTGGTACTGATTATTTACATGAAATTGGAAAAAATTGGTATGATTATTTAGTGTCTAAAGGTATTAATTTTGTTTGGAATGAACGTGTGTTTAAAGTTGATCTTGAATCTGATTTAGTATATGCTACTATTAATGGTAAAAAAGGTGAGCATGCTTTTCATTATGATCAATTAATTTTTGCTGTAGGTAAATCAGGTATTGATTTTGTACAAGAAGTTCAAGATGAATACCAATTAGAAACAGAACCAAAATCAGTACAAATTGGAGTTAGATTTGAAGCACCTCAAAAACACTTCCAGAAACTAATTGATATTTCTTATGATTTTAAATTGTATCGTAAGTTTGAAGATAAAGGTATATCATTAAGATCATTTTGTACTAATAATAATGCCGCTTATGTTGCTGTAGAAGAAACTTATGGTGATCACAGTTATAATGGTCATGCTAAAAAAGATCCAAAATATAAAAATGATATGACTAATTTTGGTATCTTGATGGAAATTAACGGGATTGAAAATCCATTTGAATGGTCTCATAAAGTGGTAAACGAATTACAATTTGCTAAAACAGGATTATATTATTCCCCATCACGTAAACCATCATTAACTTCTGAAGGTAATAGAGTTAGTGCTATTCAAATTGATAATTTAAGTATTGTAAAACAAGGAATGGGTGAATATTGGAATTATATTGAAGATTTTATCGAAGATATGAAAAAAGTATTTCCAACACTTAAAGATGATTGGGGTGTTTATGTTCCTGAAGTAAAATATCTATCACCTGAACCATTAGTTTATTATACTGATTTAGCTTTAGTTGATTATCCAGATGTTCATTTTGTAGGAGACGCTCTATCAGCTCGTGGTATTACAGTAGCTGGAAGTCAGGGTATTTTAGCTGTTGAAAAACTGATTAAAGGATGTAACTGGGATAATATTCATGGGGATATGATTCATTGGAGATAAGTTTGGCCATTTGGAATAATTTTGTTATATTAATAGCATGAATACGAAGTATCAACCAAGTAAAAAATTAACTAAAGCTGATGGAACAGTTGCTTATGTTTGGGAAGGCAAATTACATAACTGGGAAGGTCCAGCTTTAATTACTTCTGAAGGTAAAAAAGAATATCACATTCATGGTATTAAGTATACTCATGATGGTTGGAAGGAAGCAAGACGTAATCGTGAAGGTTTGCCTTGGTTTAAAACCGGTATGGGTCAAGCAGGTCAAAACAGACATTAAAAATAAATATTAAAATAAAATATGAAGATAGGTTTATGTGGAACTCAATCAGTTGGAAAAACAACTCTCGTCAGTGCTTTAAAAGAATTACCTGAATTTGCTGATTATAATTTTGCTACTGAACGTTCAAAATATTTACGTGATTTAGGTATTCCTTTGAATACTGATTCAACATTAAAAGGTCAATTTGTATTTTTAGCTGAACGTTGTGCTGAATTAATGAATGAAAATATTATTACAGATAGAACTGTACTTGATGTTATGGCGTTTACTAAAGCAGCTAAATCAATTGAATATTCTGAAGCAGAGTCATTCTGTGATGCGGCTTATGGTTTATTAGAAGAATATGATTATATATTTTATGTTTCTCCTGAAGGTGTTGCAATGGAAGATAATGGAGTTCGTGAAACAGATTTAAAATATAGAAAACATATTGATGAAATAATTAAATTATTATTATATAGAAGCAATCATAAAATTAAAAATCTAACAGAACTTTCAGGTACAACTGAAGAACGTATTGAAAAAATTAAAGAAGTAATTTTTGGTTAATATTTATAATCATGAAAAAATCTGATTTAAAAAAAGAAATCAAAGAATACATTGTTGAAATCTTATCTGAAGAAGAAGATAATGATACTTGGAATAAAGAAGATAAAGAAGATAAAAGAGCAGATGATAAAGAGCCTTCTAAAGCAGAGTTAGCTAAAGAAAAAACTAAAGGTGCTCCATCTAAATTTAAAGTACCAACAGACCAATTTGAAGATTTCAAAACTAAACTTAAAACTTTAGTTAAAAAAATTAAAGATATGGAAAAAGGAGCAGAACGTGATAAAAAAATGGCTGCCCTTAAACAATTTATTAAGAAACCAGAATTAGTTAAAGCGTTTAAAGAAAGAGACGTTAAAATTGATACTGATGGATTAGTAGGATAATATGAAAAAAATTTTACTATCATTGGTTGTCATTAGTCTACTAGGTTTCACAATCTATGGGTTATTTAATTATAAACAAAATTACTCTTCAAATAAAGAAAAACAATATCAAAAAACTATTGATTCTTTAGATATTGAAATTGGAAAAAAAGATACTTTAATAGCTTCTTTAGATTCAACAAGAAAAGTTTTAGATTCTTTAATTATAGTAGACAAAGCTAAATTAGCGAATACTGCAAAAAAAGCAGCTGAATATAAAAAACAATATGAACAAGAACATAATCGCATTAATAATATGTCTGATGATGATATCATCAGCGAGTTCACAACAGCGTTTAAGTGATTCAACAGTAATAGTTCCTATTAAATCTTTAAAAAATGCTTTATTAGTAAAAACTGATAGAGATAATCTTAAAAAAGAATTAATAGTTGCTCGTGATTCTATTTCTACAATGGGAAATATTATTCATCTTCAAGATAGTGCTTTGTATGTTTGTGATACTACTCGTGTAGTTTTAGATAAAAAAGTTGAAGATTATAAAGGAATTGTTAAAGCTAAAGATGGAATTATTGAAGAAAAAAATAAACACATAAAAGATTTACAAGGTAAAATTAAAGGTGTGATAACAGCTTTAGCATTAAGTACTATAGGTTTTGTTTTAGCCCTTTTATGAGTGAAAATATAAATTTAAAAGAAGTCATTAGACAAGAATACATAAAATGTTTGCAGGACCCTGCTCATTTTATGAAAAAATATTGCAATATCCAGCATCCTCAACGTGGTAGAGTAATATTTAATTTATATCCTTTCCAAGATAAAGTATTAAATCTATGGAAAGACCATCCTTATTCTATTGTATTAAAATCTAGACAGTTAGGTATATCAACATTAGCCGCGGGTTATTCTTTATGGTTAATGTTATTTCATAAAGATAAAAACGTACTTTGTATCGCTACAAAACAGGAAACTGCTCGTAACATGGTTACAAAAGTTAAGTTTATGTTTGATAATTTACCTACTTGGTTAAAAATACAAGCTGAGGAAAATAACAAATTATCATTACGATTAAGTAATGGATCTCAAATCAAAGCTACTTCAGCATCAAGTGATGCTGGTCGTTCAGAAGCAGTATCTTTACTAATTGTTGATGAGGCTGCTTTTATTGAACAAATAGGTGAGATTTGGGCTTCTGCTCAACAAACCTTAGCAACTGGTGGTGGTGCAATTGTGTTATCTACTCCTTATGGTACAGGTAACTGGTTTCATCAAACCTGGGTTAGAGCTGAATCAGGTGAAAATGATTTTTTACCTATTAAATTACCTTGGTATGTACATCCCGAACGAAACGAGGATTGGAGAAAACGTCAAGATGAATTATTAGGTGATCCTAGATTAGCAGCTCAAGAATGTGATTGTGATTTTAATACTTCAGGTGATGTAGTATTTTATCCAGAATGGGTAGATTTTATTAGAGAAACAACAATTCAAGAACCAATAGAAAGAAGAGGAGCCGACCAAAATTTATGGGTATGGGAACCTGCAGACTATACAAGAGATTATATAGTAGTAGCAGACGTAGCTAGAGGTGATGGTAAGGATTTCTCAACTTTTCATGTAATTGATATTGCTACTAATACACAAGTTGCTGAATATAAAGGGCAATTATCCCCTAAAGAGTTTGGATATTTTTTAGTTGCTATTGCTACTGAATATAATATGGCTCTATTAGTAATAGAAAATGCTTCTATCGGTTGGGCAGCTATTGAATCTGTGTTAGAAAGAGGATATCAGAACACCTATTATTCACCTAAGAGTGATAATCTAACAGTTGATTCGTATTTTAATAAGTACGAAAATAGCGATAACGTAACACCTGGTTTTACTATGTCATTAAGAACACGTCCTTTAGTAATAAATAAGTTTAGAGAATATGTCGGAGATCGCTCTGTGACTATTAAATCTAAACGTTTATTAGAGGAAATGAAAGTGTTTGTATGGAAAAACGGACGTCCAGAAGCTCAATCTGGTTATAATGATGATTTAGTAATGCCGTTTGGTATCGCAATGTATTTAAGAGATACATCATTAAAATTTAGACAACAAGCACATGATTTATCAAGAGCCACTTTAAATAATTTTTCAAAAGGAACAACTGCTTTTATAGGAGCCTATAATGCTAGTAATGTTCCTAATCCTTATTCTATTGAAACAAGTAATGGGATGGAAGACATTAAGTGGTTATTGTAATATTTATAACATATTTATATGGCAAACACTAATTTATTTACCCGTCTACAAAGATTATTCTCTACTGATGTAATTATCAGAAATCAAGGAGGTAATGAACTTAAAGTATTAGACGTAGATAGTATACAACGATCAGGCGATGTAGCTACAAACTCTTTAATGGATAGATATAATAGAATCTATTCACCAGCAGCATCATCTTTGTATGGTCAACAAGTTAATATTAACTACCAATACCTAAGAACATTTATATACTCAGACTATGATATTATGGATAATGATGCCATCATTGCATCTGCTCTTGATATTATATCTGAAGAAGCTACTTTAAGAAATGAAATGGGTGAAGTACTTCAAATTAGATCTAATGATGAAGATATTCAACAAATCCTTTATAATTTATTTTATGATGTTTTAAATATTGAATTTAATTTATGGTCTTGGATTCGCCAAATGTGTAAATATGGTGATTTTTTCCTTAAATTAGAAATTGCTGAAAAATATGGTGTTTATAATGTTATTCCTTTTACAGCTTATCATATTGATAGACAAGAAAATTATGATAAAGAACATCCAAATGCTGTAAGATTTAAATATTCACCAGAAGGTATTTATGGAGGTAGTTCAGGTTATTATCCTACCCCTAACATGACTGCTCAAAAAGATGCTAATTTTATTTATTTTGAAAATTATGAAATGGCTCATTTTCGTTTAATGACAGATGTTAATTATTTACCTTATGGTAGAAGTTATTTAGAACCAGCTCGTAGAATTTATAAACAGTATGCTTTAATGGAAGATGCTATGTTAATTCATAGAATTTCTCGCTCACCTGATAGACGTATTTTTTATATTAATGTTGGTTCTATTCCTCCTAATGAAGTAGAAAATTTCATGCAGAAAACAATTACTACTATGAAACGTACTCCATTACAGGATAAACAAACTGGTGAATATAATTTAAAATATAATATGCAGAATCTAATGGAAGACTTTTATATTCCAATTAGAGGTAATGACCAAACAACAAAAATTGAAACAACACCAGGTTTAACTTATGATGGTATTCAAGACGTTACTTATTTAAGAGATAAATTATTTGCTGCTCTTAAAGTACCTAAAGCGTTTATGGGGTATGATGA